TGGGCTAACCGTGCACACATCTGCACACCGGTGGGCCATGGCCCAAACCAAATAGGCCACGGCCTAAAAATAGTGACCGGTTAGGGCATGACATGTCACTTTTTTATCGGCACAGTGCGCCCCCATGGGACTTTACAGCCGCGACACCACCGACCAACTCACCGCCAAACGGGCCGCATTAAGCGACTCGCTGCACAAACGCCTCACCCAACCCACAGCGGTTGACCACAACGGCAGCAGCGCCCAATACAACCAGCGCACCGCCGACATCAAGCGCGAGCTGCGCGACATCGACTCCGAGCTCGACCGCCGCGAAGGCCTGCCCTCGCAAAACCGCCCCTTTTACGTCATCGGCTGACCACCAGGCGCAACACCCCCATGGCCCTTCGCACCACCAAGCCCGCCCGCAGCGCCTCCCGCGCCCTGGCTGCCGTGGCCGCAGCCGGTTCTGCCAGTGCCGCCGCCACACCAGCCAGCGCCCAAATGGCCGGCTACCAGGCCGCCAGTTTCAGCGAACCCAACCTGAGCGACTGGACCCCCGGTGCCTACAGTGCCGACGCCGACCTGCTGCCCGACCTGGCCATGCTCACCGCCCGCAGCCGCGACCTCGGCCGCAACAACGGCCTCATGGCCAGCGCCCAGCAAACCCTGCGCGACAACATCATCGGCAGCGTGCTGCGCCTCTCAGCCAGCCCCGACTACCGCCTGCTCGACTGGACCCGCGAACAAGCCCGCGAATGGTCCAACACCACCGAGGCCAAATTTCGCAGCTGGGCCGACACCACCGACTGCGACGCAGCCGCCACCCACACCCTGCTCGGCATGAGCCTGCAAGCCCTGGGGGGTGCACTGCTTAACGGCGACGCCATTGCGCTACCCCTGTGGCTGCCAAAACCCGGCAACCCATGGGCCACCCGCCTCATGCTCATCGAAGCCGACCGCCTGTGCACCCCGCTGCACCTGGCACACCGCAGCGACATCCGTGGCGGTATTGAATTTGATGCCTACGGCGCGCCCGTGGCCTACCACATCCTCAAACAACACCCTGGCGACATCTACGCCTTTGGCAGCACCGCCGGCCTGCAAGAGTGGGAGCGCATCCCTGCCCGCAACGAATTTGGCCGCCTGCGCGTCATCCACCTGCACGACAAAGAGCGCACCGGCCAAAGCCGTGGCAAGCCGGTGGTCAGCGCCGTGATGCGCGAGATCCGCATGGCTGGCGACTACGCCCACAACGAACTGCAAGCCAGCGTCACCAACAGCCTGGTAGCAGCCTTCCTTGAAACCGACCTTGACTCCGAGAGCGCCTCCAACCTATTTGGCCTAGACCCACGCCAAACCTGGGCACGCAACAGCTTAGAGGCCAAAAACGCAGGCCTACTAACCAAAAAACTCAAAAGCGGTGCCATCACCAACCTGCCCCCCGGCACCCGCATCAACACCGTCGCCCCTGGCCGCCCCAACCCCAGCTTCGAGGCCTTCATGCTCGCCACCCTGCGTCACATCGCCGCGGGCATGAATCTGCCCTACGAGCTGCTGCTCAAAGACTTCAGCAAAACCAGCTACTCCAGCGCCCGCGCCTCCATGCTCGAAGCCTGGCGCTACTTCAACGGCCGCCGCCGCTGGCTCACTGACACCTGGCTCAAACCCGTGTACGAACTCTGGCTGGAGGAGGCCGTCAACACCGGCCACGTCCAGGCCCCTGACTACTACCAAAACCGCTACGCCTACCAGCGCGCCCGCTTCATCTTTGGCGGCCGTGGCTGGGTTGACCCGGTCAAAGAAGCCCAAGCCGCCCAAATACGCGTCATGGCAGGCCTCAGCACCCTTGAAAAAGAATGTGCCGAACAAGGCGAAGACTACGAAGAAATCCTAGACCAGCAAGCCATTGAGCAAGCCATGCGCCAAGAGCGCGGCCTGCCCCCGCTGGGTGCCGTGCTGCAAATCCAGCAACAGCAGCAGCCCGACGACGGCAAAGCCGACAAAACCGGCCCCGAAGCTGACGACGACTTTGAAGATCCAGCCACCGACCCGGCTGATGCACCGCCAGACAACGCAGGCAACCCAGCCCCTGCCAAAGCCGCCGCACCGCGCACCAGCCGCTACACCACCAAGCCTGCCAAATGAGCTTTCTATCCGCCTACCCCCACCTGGCCGCGCGCATCTTTAACGTGGCCCTGCTGGTGCACCCGCAAAAGCTCGACGCCATCATTGCCGGCCTGGGCCAGCGCCTGCTGGGTGCGCAAATTTTGCAAGGCACAGCCGACAGCGCCATCCTGCCCCCTGAGCTGTTCACCACCCGCAAAGGCCCGCGGGCCGAGCGTGGCTACCAGGTCATTGACGGCGTGGCCGTGCTCAACGTCAGCGGTGCCCTGGTGCACAAAACCCGCATGGAAGCCGACAGCAGCACCCTGCTGGGCTACAACTCCATAGCCGCTGATTTGCAAGACGCCATGGACAACCCCGACATCCACGCCATATTGCAAGTGTGGGACAGCCCCGGTGGCGAAGCCCAAGGCGCATTCCAATACGCCGACACCGCCCTGGCCCTGCGCGGAAAAAAACCCTTCGTCGCCCTGGCAGACGGCATGGCCGCCAGCGCTGGCTATCTTGGTGCCAGCGCCGCAGACAGCCTGGCCATCACCGCCACCGGCTACGCAGGCTCCATCGGCGTGGTCATGCGCCACGTGGACATGAGCGCCGCCCTGATGGCCGAAGGCGTGCGCGTCAGCCACATCTACGCTGGTGCCAAAAAGATCGACGGCAACAGCTTCGAGCCCCTAAGCGCCGCTGTGCGCGCCGACTTCCAGGCCGAAATAAACAGCCTCTATGCCAGCTTTCTCGACACCGTAGCCCGCGCCCGCAACACCAGCCCCGAAGCCATGCGCGCCACAGAGGCTGCCACCTACCGTGGCCAGGCTGCCATCACAGCAGGCTTGGCTGACCGCATCAGCACCGCTGACACCCTCATTTCAGAATTGGCCGCGACCCGTTCGCGCCTTTACCCCGTCGGGCAAGTTGCCCGCGTCTCAACCGCTGCAACAGGAGGCCTTATGACCCAAGCCAGCACCCCAGAGGGCGGTCAACCGGCCGCCACCCCGCAACCCACTGCCAGCGCCCCCGCACCGGCGGCCACCCCCGCACCCATGAAAACCTTTACCCAGACCGAAGTCGAAGCCCTGGTGATCACCGCCAGCGCCGCCGCTGCCACCCAAGAGCGCGAGCGCCTGTGTGCCATCCAGTCCCACCCCAACGCCAGCGCCCAGCCCGGCATCGTCAAACTCTGCATCGACACCGGTATGACCGCAGAGCAAGCCAGCGCCATGCTCAGCGCCGCCACCAGCGCCGCCCCGGCAGCTGCTGCCAACCCCTTCACCGCCGCCATGGCCGCCACCCCCAACCCGCAAGTCAGCGGCATTGAAGGCCCCCCCGGCAGCACCGCCACCGACCCCGCCGCCCAAGCCAACGCCATGGCCGCCAGCATCCTTGGCAGCTACCGCGCCCGTGCCTAAAACCCACCAGACCACCCCACCTTTGAAAGCCCCACCACCATGAACACCCGCGCATCCTTCGCCACCGAAGGCACCTACTCCCCCGACGCACTGCTGGCCGGCTGTGCCGACGACCTCGTTGGCCGCAAGGTAGTCATCATTGCTGGCCAAAACCTGGCCCGTGGTGCCGTCCTTGGCAAGATCACCGCCAGCGGCAAATACAACCTTAGCCTGGCTGCTGCTGTAGACGGAAGCCAAACCCCCGACCTGATTTTGGCCGAGCCCATTGATGCCACAGCCGCCGACACCGCAGCACTGGCCTATTCGCGCGGCGACTTCATCACCCAAGCCCTCACCATCGGTGCCGGGCACACCGCCGCCAGCATCCTTGAGGGCCTGCGCACCAAAGGCATCGTCCTCTTGAGCGCCATCGCCTAACCCGCCGCGCCCAGCCACCCCACCCCTAACACCCGAAAGCACCCCACACCATGGACATTTTCACCACCGCCGTCCTGGCCGCCGTTGTAGCCCAACTGCCCCAACCCGCCCCCTTCATTCTCAACAACTACTTTCGCAACATCCAGACCGAAACCAGCGAAGACATCCACTTTGATGTCGACACCAGCCGCCGCCGCCTCAGCCCCTTTGTCTCCCCCATCGTGGCCGGAAAAGTAGTGCTCGACAAAGGTTACACCACCAAGGTGTTCTCCCCGGCCTATATCAAAGACAAACGCGTCTTTGATCCCAGCCGCCCCTTCAAACGCATCATTGGCGAGCAAATTGGCGGCACCATGAACCCGGCCCAGCGCCTGCAAGCCGCCCTGGCCAGCAACCTGGCAGACCAGATCGACATGCTTACCCGCCGTCAAGAGGTCATGGCTATTGAGACCCTGCGCACCGGTGCCATCACCATCGATGGCGACATGTACCCTGTCGCCAGCCTGAACTTTGGGCGCGACGCCGCCCTGACCATTGCACTTGCCGGTGCTGCCCGTTGGGGCCAGGCTGG